AATATTATACTGAGATCCCCTTAGTAATTCTATAATATATATAGGACTCCAATACACCGATAGAAGGACTTATAGAGCAATTGGGGTACTCCGATTGTTTCTCTCTCTAGAAATCGCGCTATAGCACCCAAATGCTCTGGGGTTTCCCTTGACGCCTAAATAAATAACTCCTTATTTATTTACAACGAACGCTTTAGATACAACTCCTAACGCTATAAAAACAACAAAACATTAAACAATTCTCACAACAGCTCTAAAACACCCAGATCATAATATCTGACTCCAGATATTATTAAAACACCCAGTTGCCCAGATTGAATTGTTTAAATACTTCAGCTTCTTCACATCAGGTAAATCATCCATTTTGCTTTCGCCTTTGCTTTCGCCTATTTTATTAAATTAGAAATTTAATTCCGCTGCGCGGCCCTTTGTTAATTAAATGAATCATTGTTGATGAATGTGCAATTTCCAGTTCAGCGAAGCGTGTTATTGCTACGCCCAATTCCCAATTAGTAATTATGGACAATTACTCAGGAGCAGTCGTCAACAACAAATACATAGAATCAAAGCGTTGTGAATATCGCCTAACAAACAACGAAACACCTATCATGCTCCAATTCCCTTCGTCATTAGAACAAACGAAGGTCAGAATGTTAGGCAAATGCATGAAAGTTGATCATATCGTCATAGAATACCGTAACCAAGTCCCGTTTAACGCCACTGGATCAGTTATAGTCACCATACGTGACACAAGACTAAGTCATGAACAAGCTGCACAGGCAGCTTTTACGTTCCCAATTGCCTGCAACGTCRATTTACATTACTTCTCCTCATCATTCTTCTCGCTAAAAGACGAGACACCATGGGAGCTAGTATACAAGGTTGAAGATTCTAACGTAATCGACGGAACCACATTTGCCCAGATTAAAGGCAAGTTAAAGCTATCATCGGCAAAACATTCAACGGACATAAGGTTTAAACCACCCACAATTAATATCCTATCAAAGGATTTCACAAAGGATTGTGTCGACTTCTGGTCCGTTGACAAGCCCAAACCAATTAGAAGACTATTAAATCCTGGTCCAGGTTATGGGCCCGATGGGCATGAAAGGCATAAGCCCATTATGCTACAGCCAGGTGAAACGTGGGCCACAAGGTCCACCATCGGAAGAACCACATCAATGCGTTACGCCCCAACAGAAAGAATAGCGCTGGACGACAAGCCCAGTTGTTCGGAAGCCGAATACCCACTAAAACACATGCATAAGTTACCAGAGTCGTCTCTTGACCCAGGAGACTCGGTATCACAAACAACCTCCAACGCTATGACCAAGCAGGACATCGAAGAACTGATAGAGACGACAATAAATAAATGCTTAATAACGCAAAGGTCGACTATATCGAAACCGTTGTAGGCAAATGTATTTGCAATTATTAAATAAAATCATCCATTTTATTTATCCCAAATATTTTAATTCAAATTGTACAAAGGGTTCGACCTTTAAAGAGTCCATCCCAACAAACGCATAACTAACTAATATTGCGTTCTTAGCAATATTCTTGTAATTGCCTCCGCAGTTGCCAGGATCTACATCCTTAAAAGCAGCCCACAAAGGGAAACGGTTATGCGACAACTTAACATTAAGCTTAAATGGTGCATAATAAGCACCACCACTACACGTAACATATTTTTTAATGCAACCTAAAATCCTAAAACGCTGCTTATGCACGTCTAACACGTGCTGATTAACATACGCCGAAGAATATGGTCCAAATAACTCGGCATAGCTAGGCAGTTGATTAACTCCTTCTGGAAGAAAAGGCTTACGGTCCAACAATATTGTTATGACAAATAACCCAGTTAATTTGTCATTTCCTTCCATTGGCTGATCGCCTTGAGCTGCTTTGACGTTAAGCACCCCAGATACATTCAACTGCATCAGCTTAATATACTCCTTAGAACGACCATCGCCATTTATTCCACGTACAGGAAATCCAACAAAAGACGTGGAATCATGGTTGTTGCTAAGCGCCATATGAGGGCCATGTTGCCGTTCAACTAACACATTGACGGAAAGAGGACGTTCTACACGGTCATAATTTAATTTTCGCGTAGCACCATATGGACGTCGTTTAACACCACCTCTAAGGGGTGTTAATGGAAAACGAAAACGAGAATTAAAAACCCTGGGAGTGCGAGGGGAGCGAAAATTACGATTAAACATGCCTTAATAGTTGATATGGACAAAAAAACAATATGTCCTTAAATTGCCAAATAGAACATATTTATAGCTACTCGCATGTTTATAATAGCAACGAGCGACAATTTCCGTGTAACGATTATATAAGCTGAATGCGCTACTAAATAGCGCTTGAAATGAAATGTCCAAAACGCCCTCAAAGGCATTTCAAATTAAAACATACACCACGCTCTCCAGGGGCAGGAGTACGTCTTTTGACCTCCTCGAGGTTAGTGCGTTCCCACGTAAGCGGTAGCCGGTCACTAAAGGACAACGCCTACATTAAACAAGCGCCCAGCGCGAAACGAGAGAGCGCCACGATAGCAGCTATAGAAGACCACGTGGTGGGTACCACCTAAAGCGCCTCACTCCATCCTCCCGAACGCGGGGATCTCAGGT